CGCCGGCGATCAGCTCGGTCGTGATGCCGGGATGAACGGGCCATTTGTCAATCAGGTAATCGAGTTGATGGTCGACACCTGGCGCGGTGACGAGCTCCGTCTTATTGAAGCGGGCTTCGCCGTCGATCCAGTTGCCGGCGTTATAAACCTTGACTATTCCCTCGGCCGCGAAGTGATCGTATGCGGACTTGAGCACGTCCAGGCGCGCATGTTGGTTGCAGAGGTGATTGTCTGTGGTGAACCCGAAGCGGTGCGTCCAGGCATCATTACTCCCGATGGATTCACCGGATCCCGGAGGGAGATTGATGCTCGCGGCCAGATCGTGCTTCCCGTCGACGGTAGTGAATAGCATCACGCCTCGGGCCTTCATATCCGCCAGGGCGTCATTGATACGACGCGGACTGCAGTCCAGGGAGTTGGCAATCTCTTCAGTAGATAAAGGACCCTTGCGCAAGGCCTTGCGGATACTCTCAGAAAGGTCAGTGATGAGTTCGGAAATCACAACTGGAGAGCGATCGCGATACCTCATCACCGTCGTGTCCCGGCAGCCGAGCTGCTTGGCAATCTGGCGATTCGAAATGCGCGGCTTCTTCTGGCCAAGCTCGTAGATCTTCTTCTGCTTGTCGAGGGGGAGAGACGAGGAAGTCATAGATGCCTCAGACAGCTCACCAGAGCGCTGACGGCAACGCCGATAATCGCGCCGATTGCCGAGAAGAATCCGGACTGGCGCCAGTTGTGTCTCTCGAGCGATCGGATGCGACCATCGATACTTTCCACGCGGCCGCCGTTTCCGTCTAATCCGACCAGGGTATCCATCTTGGTTTCTAGGCGACCAAGTGAATCGATGACATGGCGTTGAAAGTCCGATTCCGACAAGGCAATCCTCCGGGGTGGTGTATGTAAGTACCCCAGATTGCAAAGTTGTGTCAAAGTGATTACATGCAGGAAGGGCGGAGCTCAGGCTCCGCCCTTCCTGCCAGGCACCGCAGTGCCGTCAACTGTGGTGCCTACAAACATTTCCACGCACTGCCATTCGACACGGCAATGGCGACAGTCGTACCACCACCAACACATGTTTGACCCTCAGTGGTGATCGTGGTTGAATCCGACACGCGCAGCATCATACCGCCATAGGTAGAGGCATTAGGTAGTGCGGACACGGTGACGATGCCAAGGGTAATTCCACCCGAAACCGCCAGATTGCCCGCCCCAGGATCGGCTTGAGTCGTGCCGATTGCTACGCCCCGATCCTGAAAGAGCCGAATCCCCACGTTGCCGTTTGTGGTGATCTTCGTATCATTGGCCGAGTTGGTTCCAAAGTACCCACCCGTTTGAATATATGTCCCGTTCGTGCCGGTTGGTGTTGCCATCTGAAAAACCGGGTTACCACCCGAATACTGGAAGCCAAAAATGATGACGTTTGTTGCTTGGTTTGTAATGTCCAGATAATCGGTGCTCTGTGTTGCACCGGAGGCGATTATTGCGCGTGTGCTGCCCGTGTAGTTCTGCGTCACACTTGTTACCCCAGTAACACCAACCACCCCTGGAGGTCCAATCGACCATTGCCCCTGCGCGTTAATTGGAGGTGTCCAGTAGGTTCCGAAGTATGGCCGCAAGCTATCGGCGAACACACGCCCGCCAGCCGCGTTCAGATGTTCAGTTCCCGCGTACAAGCCGCGGGCATTAGCCAATGCATAAGTGCCAATGGTCTGCATCCCGTCCACGTAGACCACACCGTTTTGCGCGGCCCAATTCGCCGTTGGCACCTCATAGCTCGCAAGCGTTGCATTGCCCGCAGTCGAATTTTGACTAGGCAATAGCACCATCACATCAGCATTGGGCACGGCAACTTTGATGCGGGCCAGAAGCGTACTCAGACTAGAAGTAAACTGCGTCGCCGTTTGGCCATTATTGGAGTCATTAGTCCCGTGCAGAATCACAATTGCATCTGGATTGAGGGACGTAATCGACTGCTCCCACGTTGTTGCGTTTACTGCGTTCCAATTGGCAACCGCTGACCCCGAGTGCCCCAAAGCGTCCAACCGCGCTCCTGATTTGCTGTTGATCTGGTAGTCGATGCCAAGCAGAGTCACCCCAGCAGTTCCCGCCGCCGTCACCTGCACTGTGATTGACTGGATTCCAATCGACCCCGCCGCAACCGTCACCGTACCGATGGACGTAGCAGCGTTGGCAGTCGATACAACCGTGTAACCGCCGCTCCCCAATTTCCACTGGAACGACCCTCCACCCGGAACGATGGCATAATAGATCACCGCCGTATCCCAGTTATGCACGGTGGTGGCGACGATCTGCCCCGGTGTCGCAATGTCAGAACTGGTATTGCTGTAAAGGTCAGGACCGAGAACAGTTGTGTCCGTGTTGCCGTTTTTACCTGTCCATGTTCCGGTGGGCGTCATGGTCACTTCGCCCAACCCGTCACTGCTGTAAAACGGTGCCCACCCATAGCCACCATCGCCAAGGATTGATTGAAAGTAGCTTTTCAAGGGCAAATAGATGTTCCCGTTTCCTACCCATGAGTCACCAATCAGCATGACTTTCGCAGTCTGCGTTGCCGTCGCGGAAAGGATGTTCGCCGCCTTGCCAGCCCATGCACGCATGACAGGCGTGTTGACGCAAGCCGCCCCTGTGTTAGTCAGGATTCCCGCCGTATCGTATTGAGCGCATCCCATGCCCAGGCCGCTCAGTGTTCCCTGCGTGGTGCTTTGTAACGCAGCCCCCGCCGCGACGGTGCCGGCGACATTCAGACCGTTACCATTTGAGAGGACGCCTGGAAAGGATGAGCTCCCGCCGGGGACGCCTGCCGGTATGCCTAGATCCAGAGTTTGAGATGGGGCCGTTCCGGAGATGGAGGCTGTTGCGGAGGCGCCCGGAGAAAGCGTGGTGACTGTGCGAACTGCGAGCGAGTTGGCAGGCCCGGACGGCCCTACGATTCCAGGCTGCATAACGACCTGACTTGGGCTGCTTGGGTCCCATAAATCTAGGTTGCAGTTCGTAGTTGCGCCGCTCGTCGAGCACCAGTAAGCTTGCGCTCCGCTGTCTGACGTGGCGTCCTCGGGCTGCACGCAGGGATAGGTGATTAGATTGTGCCCAGCCGCATCGTTCACGGTAACCCGAAAGCACGCATGCTCTGGGAATGTCATCGCCGTGTTGGGCAACTGGAAACCAGATATTGCGCCAGCGGTGACTGGCGTGCAAGCTGCCCCATTCTGCCCGGCCATCACCTGGCCGCCAGCATTGCCAACACGCACGCCGTTGATCAGTGGGTGATTGAGATTATCAACGGGCTGCGCACAAAGCGTTCCTTGGGCTAGCAGCGTATCGCCGGAAGTCCCCTTTCCGTAGAAGTGTGACGCGTTGAAATTCAGGAAACCGGAGGTCTGGGACTGGACCGGCGCGACCAACGCGAGGCAGGCGAGAAGCGGCATAAGCCGCAAGCAGGTTTTCATGGCGCTGGCACGGTAACGCGGAAAGCGTAAACGGGTCAAAGCGGGCTGTCACCCGGTGGCCGATATGGATCCGGGCTAGATCCATACGAGCCCGCTCCGCCGCCACTGCCGGTGGAAGTCCCACTCGCAGGAGTGGTGAAGTTCATGCCGCCGGGCGTGAGAGCGATGCGACCGTCCAGCGAACACGCCGCGGCGGCGGTGACGTCATACGCCGGGCCCAGCAGAGCGGGTGATCCAAGGGCTGAAGATGGCGCCACCGCTACAACCTGCGCCGCGAGAACATCCCAATAAAGGAACGCCCAGTATTCCGTGCTCGCCGTGAGGCCGGATACCGCCGGCAGCGCGCCGTCTTGCACATAAGTTGCGCCTCCGTCCGGCCATCCTATCACCATGCCGGTCCAGGAGATCGTCGCTGAGGTCGGTGTGAGCGAGTACCCGAACTGGCTGCTGACAATAGGCAAAGTGGAGGCCTGCGTACGCAGCCCGGCGCTTGACCCGCTCCCGAATATATCCAGCACATTCCCCTTCACATCGATATCTGCCCATGCGCTGGGAACGGTCTGACCCGTCGCGCCGATCTCGAGCAGCAAGTGACTGGCTGTGAGCGTGGCGCCGGCCGGGATGCTCAGCGTGCTCCCATCGACCAGAATCTGCACGGAGACCAGTGCCGTTCCGGCAGGAACCGCAGTCAGGGCCGTATTCACGCGGGTAAGTCCGGAGGCTGCGCCGGCCATGGCGAGAACGCCGCGCGCGGAGCTGATGATTGAACCGGACGAGTTGAGGAAAGCGATTGCAGCCACCAGGTTGCCGGTCGGGGTTCCGGTAGTCTCGAAATATGCCGAGAGCATTAGTTCGGTTCCCATCGACCATTCGGTTGATCGAGTAAGGTCCTTCCGGTGTACGCCCCACGTCACGCCAGGAATCGCTTGGGCTAGAAATGTTTGGCCTGCGGTGAGTGAACTTCCAGCGACCGTATAAACCGCCTCGCCGTCGTCTGTGAAGCTCGGCACCAGAGTGTCGCCTGCTCGGGGATTGGTATTCCAGTAAGCGAATCCGGACTGGAAACTGGAGCTTACGAGAAGGTTTGTCGTAATGCCGAGCCCGGTCAGTGAAACGGATGGCGCGGTTGCAAATGGGGCATAATCATCATCGCTGTCGAATCCAACCACGGTGAAGGTCCAGGCAACCCCCGGGGAGATCTGATACTTCCATGCGGTAGGCTGGCCCGTAAGCCGCGTGAGCAGTTTGGGCGAACCGAGGCCGGGATAATTGCCGTAGATGGCGACTCCGAATGTATTGGGGCCGTTCTTCCAAGTCAGCGAGGCGAAATCTGCATAAGTGCCGCTCGTTTGCAGTTCGAAGATCTCTTTGCCGACCAGCTTCGTCACTCCCGGGTTGGTTGTAATCTGCGCGCTGGTTTCGCCTACGACCGGAGTCGCGACCGCATAAGCATCGGCGTCGTAATCAATCCACTCGATGGTGGCGCGGAACTCGCTGGCCTTGCTGATGTTGGTAATGCGCACGATCTTTTGTGATCCGGGCTGGCCGTAGAAGTAGGTCGAGAAGTCCTCCGGCGCCTGAGTGAATCCGGTTCCCAGGGTTAACACCATCGTGTTGTTTGGTCCGGCGCCAACAGCGGCAACCGTCGACGTCTCCATGACGTCGGTGTCGTAGAGCGTGTAGGCTTGTCCCGCGGCCGGCGTGAATCCCGGCGGCGGGGTCACAAGCACCTGGCCCAGCGAAGAAGAAAGAATCGCGCAATCCTGCCCGTTGATCACGGCGCGCGTAACGCGGTTCACGGCATCGAAGCTGGACAGGCTTACTTGCGTTCCGATGGCCAGGCCTGTCGAATCCAAGGAAAGCGCGGCGGAGGTTACCACGCCGCTATAGCGCTGGATCGATGGAAACAGAACGATCAGGTTATAAGCCGTGGTTCCATCCCATGGCAGATCGTTGCGGTCAACAGGAATAAGGAGGTTCGTGGCGCCGGGGAGCGTGCGCCCGCCCCAGCCCCATTGGGGAACGTCATGCTGCAAGATGATCAGATTACCCGGCCGGCAGGCGATCCCGTCCACGTCGGTATCAAACTTGCCGGTGCGCAAAAGCAGCTTGTTGCAAAGACCGAGGAAGTGTCCGAAGTGCCACGCCTGGGCCGGGAGGGTGATGCCGGTTCCCCGGATGCGCACATTTTTGACGATGGCGCCCGCGGCCTGATCTACGGGATCCATGTAAACCAAGGGATTATCGGTCTGATAGTAGCGGGTGGAGTCGGCAAACTCCACCTCGATCTGGTTGGCGCGATCGTCGAGCGCCAGCCAGGTCTCGGAGAAGCTATCTTGGACGATATTGCCCACGTTGAACATCTGCACGGGAACATCGACCCCGTTCACAAACACGCCGTAATCGCGCCCCATGGGAATAATGCAGGCGCGCGACATGCGGCCCACGGTCTGCAGTTGGTTCCAGAGGTTGTCCTCATTGTCGAAGATGCCGTTGAAGACGTTCAGGCGGATATCGTTTCCGTTGCCGTCCGGCACCAGCGTGTCGTTCGCTCCCGCCCAGGCCACCCATTCATCGATAAAGCGCTCGACGTTGGTAGGTTGGATACCTGGATACGCGCCGCCGCCGTAGAGCGGATCGAGCATCATATCGGCCGCAATGCAGGCCGGGTTGTCTTCCTCGAAAGCCTGCAGCGCTGCGGGCAGCAGGTTATTGTCGAGCGTGCGCAGGCCGTAGGTAATGTCCGCCGTGATATTGATGTTGGCGCCGGATAGCTGGTTGGTGGCCAGTGCCCGCACACCGATCAAGATCATGTTCGGGTAGGAAAGGTCTTGATAGGTGATTTCGTTTACCGAGTGAATCCAGACCTGCTGGCCGCGGCGGGGAGAGTCAAAGTCGCCGGGAGAAACCGTGTTATCGGCGTTATTGCTGCCCCACTTGGTGACCATTACATCGTACTTGCCGGGCGCCAGGCCGTAAATGCTGGTCCGGTTGTAGCAGACATCGGTCGTGTCGTTCACATACTGCACCCAGCCATCCATCCAGTCGAGGACCTGCACCTGATTGAGGCTGGTATCGATCGGCTGCCATTCCCCGTTGAAGGATTGACTCCGGGAAGAGCTCGACCCATCGGCGGCGTAGGTCGTGATCGTCTCTGTATATGTCTGGGGGTCGCCCGGCGTGTGCAGTCCGCTGTCGGTGGTCAGCAGGATGCCGGATCTGGGAGCGCATCCGGTCCATACCAGGCCCCAGGCCGGTGTCGCGCTTATGTTGACGGTGCCGTCCGAGTTGTAGATCACCACATCCTGCGTGGTGCGCGGCTGCAGCACGGATTGCCACGCACCCGCCGGGCTGGAGCGATACATCACCTGGTACACAATCTTGCAGGGGAGCATGTTGCCGTCGCCGCTTATATAAAAACAGCCGGTCGGGAACATCACGTCGACCTGCAGAGCCTGCGTCAATACGCCGGTCCCGGGAACGGTGACCGGGCCGCCATCGTAGGTAACCTGAACCTCCTGCGGGTAGCCGTTCACGACGCGATTGAAGGCGGGAATGGCGGTCTGATTATTGGACCCCATGCGCACCTGGTACTGCACATCTTGATAGGTCGCTATGTCCTTGCCATTGATCTGGAGGTTGTGGATGGCGCGGGCTGGCCCGAAACCGTAGCAAACCAGGGCGTTGATGTACTGATCCTTGCCTTCAAGATCGATGAAGCTGGCGATAATATTCCCGGGGGAGCGAAACGTCCCGGCACCCTTGGGAATCACCACTCCCGGCTGGGCGAGGGTCGCGGGTCCGCCGAACGCCCAGCTTGGTTGCTGAGACCGGTTGGCCGGACTCATGCCCATAAAGGTATTGATCAGCAGGTTGCCGCCAATGGATATGGCGCCCCCGATCATCATGGCGACGGCGGTCGATCCGGCGAAAGACCACGCGGCCACGCCGGCAATCAGGAAACCCGGGACCGCAATCGAGGCCGCCATCACCGCTACCATGGCCAGGGTGCGCCAGACGGAGCCGCCTTCAATCGCAGGCGCCACGATCAGATAATCGCCCGCGCGCGGAACAACGTGCTCCTGTTCGATTAGGGAGAGCACCCGTCCGTTCAACGATGCGATCAAGCATTGGTGGCCCAGCGGAAAGGTTTCGTCGAGATAGCTCTCGACAGTTTTGAGCGCTTCCCACGCCAGGCCGCGCTCTTCGCGCGAGGTAGACGGCATCAGGGGGTTGTGAATATGAATCAGGTGCAGCACGGGCGCCAGTTCGCCGGATGACGCGGGCGAAGCGACGGAAAGACTGCGATCAATAGGTATGATTTGCGCGCTCACGCCGCCTCCAGGCTGTAAAATCCAACAATCTTGCGTTGCCACAAAGGCGACAACACCCGTTCGATCACGCATCCAGTGCTCCCGCTGACGTGAATCATCCGGTATTCGTCCACCATGAACGCGATGTGATGCATGTCGGGCCGCATGCGCAAGAGAACAATGCATCCCGGTACCGGGCGGGGAATCTGCGGCATATCGGCAAACGTGGCCCCGGCCGCGCCGAGCTGCTGATGCAGAACCTCTTCGCTGGACACATAGTCGGGCAGTTTGTAGCCCAAACGCCGCGCCATCTCGAGCGCGAGGCCGACGCAGTCGAACGCATCGGGGCCGCGGCCCTGTTTTACGAAAGGTTTGCCGAGCAGATCCATGAAGAGCTTGGGGTCCACACTGTTAGAGACCAGCCTCATACCACCCCCGCCGCGCTGATGCCGTTGGTGTCGATTCCCGGAAAGCCGCCAAAGGGTAAGACCTGGCCGGGGAAGTGGGCTATGCAGCCGGTAGCGCCGTCAATGGTCTTGGAACAACTCGCCATCGATCCCGAGTAACTGCAGCCGACGCCGCTCTTGTACTGCCAGATGCAACTGTTCGGCCAGTATTTGTAGGTGGGAAACAGCCGCCGCATCGGACTCGCCGCGCCGCACTTGATCACCACCGTCTTGGCCGTGCACACCGTCTGCTTCACCGTGAACTGCAGCGTAAGGTCCGGCTCGCCCGCCGGGTTCGCGGTGTTGACGGCATAAAGATAGAGATTCGCGCCCACCACGCCGGCGTATTCCTCGATCACCGTCTGCAGGATGCGCATGGTGTTCGAGGCGGTAATCTCCACCTCGGGAACGCTGCCATCCGAGCCCAGCTTCATCTCGCCCATCTCAAAGCTGAATGGCTGATAGACTTGCGGTCCGAATCCATCGTTGGCGTCAAAGGTCAGGGGGTCCACGTTGCGCACGAAGCGCATGTGCTGTTGCGTCACGCCCGGCACCGGAGTTCCGGGCCACTCGATATCCATCAGCAACAGCCACGGATCGGCGCTCGATAAAGCATGCCGCTGGGTGTTGGCCATGACAGAGATCAGCGAAAAGGGAGGCCGCGAGGTGCTCATTACACCTCCCGCACTTGGAATGTGCAGTTGTAGCGGTATTGCGCCTGGTTGCCCGCGTCATCCACGCCGATCCAGCCCACGTCCACGTATTTGGGCAGCGCGGCGAAGCGCACCAGGTAGGTCTGCGGATTCTCCGCGTTGCGCGGGTCGGTAACGAGAAAGGGATTCGCGCCGAAAGCCGCGCCCGTCGCCGTCATATCCTGATAGAAAGTGTCGAGCGCCGCTTTATCGTCCGCCGTCAGCAG